GCAAATTCAAATGAAGGATGGTAAAGGGAATGTTACGTCCTTCATCCGGCCCGTTTCGTCATTTACTGGAATTTATAGTGGATGCACGGGCTACACATTTAATGAATTCCATCAGGCCAAGAATTTTAAGTTCTTCACTGAGATTGACAGTTCCATGCGTGGGATTAAAAATGGATTAGGAGTTATCGATACAACGGTTGCGCCAAAAAGCCATATTCTTTATAGGCTATATCAAACGTGGAAAAATAAAAAAGATCCCTACCTATTTTATTCTTTTCGGCAAACCAAAGGAACTGAGAAAGAGTTTTGGAATCCTGGGATAACGCAAGCATATCTTGATTCCCAAAAAGAACGTCTGCCATTTGGGGAATACGAGCGATTTTATATCAATTCCTGGTCTGCCGGCGCCGAGCGGGTGTTCACTGACGAGATAATTGAGGCGACCAACTTCCTTGGGATTGATCACCAGCTTAATGTTCATCCGGCGCTTATGGAAATCCTCACTGCTAAAAATAAACTTGTTGAGCAGGAGCAGAAGATTATCCGGCAGGGTAAAGATTCGGAGGAGGAATTTGAGGAGCCCACGGTTGCGCCAATATTGTTTGAGCAGCACAAGGATCGATTTGGAGAGTGGGATCAGCGGTTATGGCCAGTGAGCGATATTTACACCCTGTCTGATGCTTTCGGGAATTCTGCAATGGCGTCTGTGGAGGACCTCCAGAAGATCGGAGATATGTACGATACTGACTGGGCGATTATGGCGGGGATGGATAGGGCGGACCCTATGAAGACCCGGACAGCGGCCAGGACAATCGTGACGGCCATAGCGAAGGGATTGGCGGGCTCCCGGTCGAATCCGTATCCGGCTGACAATGCGGACGCCCCGCGGTATTTATATTTTCTTCTTCATCTGGTAGACGTTGAGGATCATTCGATTGAGGTGGTGAAGGATGTCTTGACAGCCATAAAAGATGAGTATAATGGAATTGACGTGTTCGGGACTGAACGCTGGGGAGCGGTGGATACCGTGCAGTGGTGTGAGGACAATGATATCTTGCCCATAATCTATTATCCGGTATACGCTCGGCAGAGGACTATGTTCACGGAATTATATTTGGCGTACAAGAGTGGCAGGTTTAAGACCCCGCCTGTTTTAGTCCGAGGGCAAAAGCAGGATGATATTCTCAAAGAAGAGGCGAGTGTGTTTGACCATAATCCCGAGGCGTCAAAGAGTAAGTTTGGGAGCCCCGAGAAGTCCGAGAAGTACGGAATCCAGGATGATTGCATGTTTTCAGTGGGGTCAGCGGTGTACGCTGGGTTGAATTTAGGCGTGGACAGTTTCCGGGAGCGGAAGGGTGCTAAGAGTTTTGGGATGTTTTTTAAAGCGGGGGGATTGCTGGGGAAATGGTAGAAACTAATTATATACTGGATGGTGTGAAAATCTATGATCCAAGGGATAATTCATGGAAAGTGTCCGACAATCCGGCATTGGTTATGGCTGAGCTGGCCTGTCGAGGACATATACAAACGGGATGGAGACTCGACAAGGCATTAGATAATACATTTTGGGATAAAATTGGGGAGCTTGCTGATTTTTGTGACGGTATTTAAAGACGAACTACGTGATTGTGGCATTGCAAAAAGGAGAATTCAAATGAATGAAAAAGCGGAATTGACGATGGGGCGTCCTCGGGACGCACTTACAAACGAGAAATTAACCGTGTACCTCGATGTGATTAGCCTGTTCACCAGTTTTACGGACCCGAAAATTCAGCGGCAGGTTGCCAAAAGCCCACAGAAGCAAGAGGCCATGGGGCAACAAATGGCAAAGATCGGAATGCGCTTAGCCTTGATTGGTGCGGACAGTGTTGTTAAGGGATACTGTGAGTTCCGGGAGTTGTCACAACTGGAGGGTGCAAAATCAGAGGACATTGTACGGAGTTTCGGTGATTTAATGTTGAAAATGCGAGCTGACCTGTATGGTACGCAGACTTGTGATGTGAACGATATGCTGGGATCGTTTATCGTGGGGAAGATGTGATTGTGCATTTTTTCCTTGACACTCATAAGTTTTTGTGATAGGTGATAATTATACATAAATTTTTCTTATATAAAATAATGAGATTAAATGGCTGAGATTGAGATTCGTTGCCGAAAATGTAACGCTTTATTGTTCAAAGGAAAGCGGGAATATTTAGTGCGGGGAATTTCTGTCAAATGCAGGAGTTGCAAATGTGTGAATAGATTTTAATAGGCAGTTGAGCGTCCCGAACGCCGAATAGTCCCAGAGCTTTTCAAAAGCCGAATTTAGAGAAAAGACGGAATTTAGTTCAATTCCTCCTTCGTCTTTCTCTGATTCGGCTTTTTTTATGGAGCCCATGCCAAAGAAACCAGAACCAGAACTTACTATAAATGATGTCCCTGATAAGTATCTCGAAGTTGTTGCCCGGGAGCTGTCCATGAGTACCCCGTGGCAATACGATCCGGACGAAGCGGGTTATCGAGATCCTGACACCGGACAATCCTCCGCCTATCCTGACAAGGATGATTCCGCGACAACCAGGAGCGTTCTACAAGAGCAGTGCTTTGTTAAAGCTACCCGAAACCCCCAGGTAGCAACTGCCACCAAAGGTCTTGTAGGGCGTCTCACTGGTTTTGGTTTTGAGACCAGTTCTGAAATTCAGCAAATACAGGATGTGATTGAGGAAATTGAGCTTGATCCTCGAAATCGTCTCTATAATTACTGGCCGAAGTACGTTGGCCGGGGAAAAATTGAAGGGGAGTTGTTTCTTTGTCTCACCTGTCATACCACGGGTTTCATAGAAGTTGATTTTATTGACCCATCCGCCATTGAATCCAGTCAAGAAGAATCCGGTATTATATTCCATCCCACTAAAACCACAACTCCCCTTATTTACTGCATAAAAGACGATGAGAACGGCGTAGATGAGCAAATCCCGTCCATTTTTATCGCTCGATACCCCGAATGGCTTGAGTATGCAAAGCAAAGTCAGGCGTATTCGTCGACCGCGCTGAAAAATAGTAAGTCCGGAAAGAAAGTTTTCAAGAAAATGGGCGGGTTCAACCGTTTCATCGTGGCATGGGATCAGGGATATATCACAAGACGAAACATTGGCCACATCCGGACGGTTCTTGAGTGGGTACAGTATTACGAGGACATTAAAAAGTATGAACTGGACCACAAGAAATCCGCGGGAGCCTATGTGTGGATTGTGAACTTCACGGACGTGAAATCGTGGATCCAGTGGTTGAAAATGTCAGATGCAGATCGGCAAAAGACAGGCATTGCAGCCAAAAAGACCCCGGGCGGAACGATGGTGCTGGGGCCAAACATGGAAATGAAGGCGTCAAACCCGAATCTACCGAATATCTCCGATTCAGATTCAGATATTATGGCCATGGTTACGTCAGGCTTAAATGAAGAATCAGGTGTAACTACAGGGCAGTCAACCGGGACGTTTGCGTCTGTTAAGGAATCCCGGGGACCTATGAGTGACCGGACTTCTGATGAGATTGCCTATTTCGAGCGGTTCCTCCGGTATGATTTCTGGGGGAGCATTTTTTTCTTACGGTCACAAGTGACTGCATTTCCGGAATTCTTCAATGTCGAAGAGGCTGTGGCGTTTAAACCCGGGAAAAGTGACGGCGAATCCGAGCCGATTTTCAAAAAAGTCAAGAAACATCCCGAGGCTATTATCGACATCAATTTCCCGACTTCTGAAATCAACGATATGGAATCCAGGGCGCGGAGCCTTTTTGGTGTAAAGCACAGTGATCTGAGCGATACAGCGGGGATCCCGAAATCCGAATTGGTTAAAAAATTGGGTTATGCAAATTATCCAAAAATGAGACTTCAGTATGAGACTGAAAAAAGAAAATATCCGGAATTACCAATGACAGTAGATGCGGAGAGCATCCAGGAGAGTCAGCAGGCGGAACCGGCAAGAAAGAAGGTGAAAGACGATGGCAAAGGGAGTTCCAAAGAAAAACGGTAGTGGTGGTGGAACCAGGAATAACCGTGGGCGCGGGGGTTGTAAACCGACCCGGAAAACAGGAAAAGGCAGGAAGTAATGAAAAAAAAGGAGAAACAATCAATGGAAACTACAGTTACGAAAATGCCGAAAGCGGCTCTTCATTTTATGGATCACGAAGGGTTTGCTCAAGTGAAAGATCAAGACGGCGAGGATGATTTCCAGATGGTTGCGTATAGCGGGGGGATTATTGAAGACCACTGGTATTGGGGAAATTTGTCAATTGATTTGGCGGGGATGTCTTTCCCGAAAAAACAGTATCCTATCCTTGAAAACCATGAAACGTCTAAAAAGATTGCATTTGCTAAAAAGCCGGATACCAGTATGGGGGCAATTAAATTCAATGGTGCTCAATTTGTTGATACTCCGGAAAGTAAGGAATTCAGGAAGCTATCAAAATCCGGATTTCCGTTTGAGGCCAGTATTTATGCTTCCCCTACTTCTGTGGAAAGACTTAATAAGGGTGAAAAAGCGGAAGTGAACGGGATAGTCCTGAAGGGACCAGGGACTGTTTGGCGCAAATCTACATTCAAAGAGGCTTCGGTTTGTGTATTCGGGTATGACACCAACACAAAATCAGCGGCTTTTGCAAGTGATGAGATAGAGATAAGTCTTAAAACCATAAGCAACGCTCGGAGCGACCAAGCCGATAAACAATTTAACGAGGAGGTGAAGGAAATGAACTTTGAGCAGTTAAGCAAGGAACACCCTGAGCTTTTGGCCGAAATCGTGACTAAAACCACTGATGATGTGACCAAAGAGCTTTCTGATAAGTTCGATAAGGAAAAAACGGACCTTGAGGACAAGCTGGCCCAGGAGCGAGATGGTCGTAGCGATGAGCGTAAGGAATCAAAGAAAGAGATTGCCGCGCTTCAGAAGTCTGATGCCATCCGCACGGAAAAGGAGCTGAAGTCTGATGCCAAAGAGATCTGGAATGAGAAATTGAGCGAGAGCACAATTCCGGATCGACTGAATGACAAGGTGAGGAATCAAGTCAGTCATGAAGATTTCATCAAAGATGACCAGCTTGATGCCGAGGCTTTCGGGAAGGCGGTCGATGCCGAGATCGAAGATTGGGAATCCAGGGGCATAACTTCAGAAACGTCTGGTTTTGGTGTTTCGGTCAAGGAGGTTGAGGGCGAGAGCGCCAAACTGAAGAAAGAAGACCAGGCCGATGAAGATTTGGCGGATGAGATATTCGTCATGTCCGGTGGAAAAAAGGAGGTGAAGTAATATGCCACAAGGAGATACACCATATATTTTGAGAGGTTCACAGTCCGATATGAAACGGCTGTTTTACAGTGACCCCAACAATGCTTTATCGAGGGCGATAACCATTCCTGCCGGCTACGGAATTATAGAAGCTGGTGCAGTTATGGGGATCATCACGGAGAGCACAAGTCGAGTGGATCAGTATGTGCCGTACACTGGCATTGATACTGTTGGGAACGTAGCGGCTGGAATTGCCGATCTGTTTGGGGCTGCATTCTTAGTGTCCGACCCGAGTACCGGAACGACCGGATACACTACGTTGAATGACAGCTACAAGTTTCTCGTGGGTGATCATCTGGTTTGCGGGGACAGCGATCGTGCTGGGACCGAAACGGACCTTGGCGCGATTACGGCCATTGACAGAACAACTTATACCCACATGGGGGTAATCACGGTAACGAATGCTTTTGAATCGCAAACCATAGCCAAAGGCGCTGTGATCACCATCCAGAGCTTTGCCACAACTCCATTTGTGAAAGGCGTTGGGATTTTGGTTGGAACCGTAGATGCTGGGACGGGCGAGGACGCCAAGGGAGCGCAGGGTGTTATGGTCATCAAAAACGCCATGCTTTATAAGGATTCGCTGTATAACTATAACGCCGATGTTCTGACGGACCTTTCGGGTTCTGTTGAGAACGGGCGATACCTGGTCATGTAAGAAAGGAAAGGAGGTGAACAAATATGCCTATTAGTATTAGTGATATACCTGCCTTGAAGTTAACGGTACTAAATAAGCTCGTTACCAAATTCATGGAACCACCGAATTTGATTCTGAGGAAGATGTTTAGTGCGGTAAATTACGAGTCAGCGGACATTGAATGGGAATCTCAGATCGGCAGCAGGGGTTTAACCCCGTTTGCGGCTGAGGATGCAGCGGCTCCGGATGCTGTTGTGCCGGGCAGTTCAACAAGCTCTGCTCACGCGGCATTTTGGAAAGAAAGAACCTTTTTTGGGAGTTCTTTTTTGAACAACATTCGTCAGCTCGGGACCGACCGTAAGTATCAGAAGTCGGCCCGGACTCTCTCTCAACAGGTACGTAATCTGAGTAATAGATCGTATCGCAGGGAGGAATGGATGCTTGCCCAGATGCTCTGTAATGATGGCTTCACATATAAGGATTATAATGATGTCTACATTACCTTGGATTACGGCATTCCCGATGACAACAAGGTTTCCCTGGGAGTTGATTACAAGTGGAGTGATGGGACCAAACGAGACATTGCTCAGGACATTTTTGCTGCAAAGCTGGTGATCAGCAATGCCAATGCGGGGATCTTGAACCATGCTATCTTCACTACGGAAGTTTTGAAGTACATGATTTTCGACGATACCATCCAGACCCTTCTGTCAAAGTCGTCTTATGGCGATGGGGATCTTTTCCAGAACCCGTTAAGCGTGATTGGCAGTTTGGTTGGAATCCAGAATATGCACCTGTATGACGAGGCGTATCAGATCCGGGCATGGATAACCACTGCCCTGACCGCTGGTGCATCCCCGACAGTGTATGTTGATAACACCACCGATTTTGAGGTGGGTGGAACTTTAACTTGTCTGGATACTTCGGCAAACACAAAAGAAGATTTAACCATTGCGTCCATAGATACAAATGCAGGGACCATTACCTGTACCGGGACGCTTGCCTCGGCTTATAAGGCTACTGAGGATTATGTTTATATGACAAAGAAGTTTATCCCTACGGATAAGTTTGTCATGTGGGCCGATAGTGTGGATGGCGAGCCGATTGCTGAAATGATGAAGTCTCCCCATGAACTTTCCAGAAAATGGGGTCAGCAGATTGATCGTTGGGTGAAAACCGATCCTGATGGAATCTTCGTGCGAGTTGAAGATAAGGGTTTACCCGTTCTGTATCACGAGGATGCAGTTTACCAGTTAGACGTAGCATAAGGGGGTGACGGTATGAAACAGAAAATGGGACCATACTCTTCCCCGGGTGCTCAAAGACAGTGGGCAGCAAATGAAGTGTCACCCATGATGGCCTTACATTCTGGTGAAATTACTGGCAATATTACTGATGCTCCTTTGGGGGCGGCAAATGTTGGTGGTAAGCTCCAGGATGTTTGGCTGTCTTGCGAGGAAAGTGGCAAGGATGATAGCAATACCTTGTCCTTAACTGTTGATGTGAAAATCAACGGGACAACTTGCCTGACCACTGCTCCCATTATTGCTCACGTGAGTGGGGAGGCGTCAAGCAACAAAACAACTAAGGTGAGTGGTGACACTGGTATTACGCAGGCTGTAATGAGCGCGTCTGCTAATGATGTGTCTCCTGGAGATATGATAACCTATGACATGACCTTAACCAGAACAACCAGTCCCACAACCGAGATGCGGAATTTGGCCGTGGTTGTAGCATTTGAAC